GGCGGATGTAACGGAGTAGTAGCCGTTCAAAGTCGAAACAGTCGACGACGTCACCGGGATATCCGGCTCGTCCGGCGACATCGACGGGTCCAGGGCGGCGATGGACTCGTGGAACCATGTGGCGTCCGAGTCGTTCGCGGCTTTGTGGATGCCTTGGATGGTGACGTCCCGGCCGTTCGCCGACCAGTAGAACGGCTCCTCCAACGTCCTGCCGTCGCCGCCGTTCGCTGTGCTGACACCAAGCCGGCCGATCGTCAAGCTCACCGCTTGCTCCGTTCCAGACGACGCAGCCCATCATGGATAGTGCGGATCACAGCGTCACCATCTCCAACCACGCCCGACAGGTAGATGTTGATCGTGTCCCCGCCCCCGCCACCCTGACCGTTCGGGATGATCGTCCCCGACTGCTGAGGCACGAAATACTCAGGCCCCTGCTCGCCGACCATGTACAACTGCCCGGCCGACACCGGCCCGCCACCAGCTCGAGGCGTCGAATCCAACGAAGCGATACCGCCCCCACCACCAGAACCACCAATGGCGTTCACCAGCGACATCCCGCCCGGCACCGCCGCAGCGATAAACGCCGCAACTTCCTGCTGGGTTGACGAAAGCTGCGACCACAACCCGGAGATCAGGCCACGGACCATGTCCTTGCCGGCTTCAACCAGGGCGTCCCCGGCGCCGTCAAGGCCGCTAGCGATCGCCTTGACGGCGTCGATCCCGAACCGGGTCAACGCTGGCAGCGCCTCGGTGGCGGCCCACACTTCGAACGTGGCGATCCACCCTGGCAGGTTCGCAGCCAGATCCTCTGCGGCCTGGAACACCCAGTCCGCCAGGGCGTTACGGAACTCCACCGCCTTCTCAAGGATCCACGGCAGGGCGGTGCCAGTGGCCCACGCCCCGAACGTTTCGATCCAGCCCGGCAGATTCGCCTTCAACCGCTCGTACGAGGCCACAACCCAGTCAGCCAAAGCCGTAGCGAACTCCGCCGCTTTCGCTTCGATCCACGGTTTAGCTGTGCCGGTCGCCCAATCCCCGAGAGCGGTCAGCCACTCGCCCAGCTTCTCGAGCAGCCACGGCACCGCCGTGTCCTTCACCCAGTTCCCGAACGCCTTACCCAACGACTCCAACGCCGACCCGACCGCCGGAAGCACCGTGTCCTTAATCCAGCCGCCCAGGTTCCCCAACACCTCACCAAGGTCCTGGGCGATCTTCCCGAGCCCTGCCTTCCAGCCGCCCGACTGGAACAAGTCGATCACCGTGCGGACGTAGCCCACAACCTGATCGAACACCCGGGCGATAACCGGCCCGTACTTCTGGGCGGCAGGGATCGCCTCGTCGTTGAACCACTTCGTGATCCGCAGCACCGCCGGAAGCAGCTTCTGCCCGATCTCCGTTTTCACGTTCCCAAGCTGGGCGGCAAGGATCCGCTGCTGGTTCGCCAGGCCACCAGACGTACGGGCGAAATCGCCCTGCGCATCCTTCGTCTGATCGTAGATCAGCTCCTGCGTGGCAAGGATTTTCTGGGCTGCGGTCAGGTCAGGGATCGAGCCTTCGGTGACGTCAGCAAGTTTCGCCTGGGCCTGCTCGAGATCCCGGGCAGCGTCGGACGCTTCGGTCGAGTTCTCGCCGTATTTCTGGAGCTGGGCGTTCGCTTTGCGTTGCGCCTTCTCGACTGCTTCGGTGGCGGTCGACAGTTTCGCCGAGTCCACCGACGCCGTCACCAGCCCCAGCGACACCGCCTTCGCTTTCACCGCAGCAGCGTCGAGCATGATGCCGTACTTGCGGATCGGTTCCGACTCGCCTCGCAAAGCGGCGCCGATGGCGTCGATAGCTTCCTCTGGGGACGTGTTCGAGAACGACGCCAGGTCCGAGCTCAACGTCACAAGCTGCGTGGAGAACCGGGTCAGATCCTTACCGCCCAGCCCGGCGGACTTCCCGAACACAGCGAACGTAGCCGCCGCATCCAACGCCTGCTGCTTCGTTTGCCCCAACGCCTTGGCGGCGCCGTCAGCGAACTTCTGGATCTCCGGGGCCTGATCGGCGAACAGCACCCCAACCTTCGAAACCGTCTCACCAAGATCCGAGGCAGCACCGATAGCGCCTTGCAGGTAGCCGGCTGCGGCACCCAGCCCTTTGGAGATGCCGTCTGCGAGAAGTTGGCCGGAAGCGACGGACCAGGCGGAGATCTTGCCGCCCATCTTGCCGAGGATGCCGTCGACGTCGTTGACCGACTTGCTGAGTTTCTTGGTGTCCCCGACTATCTCGATCTTGATTTGTCCGGCCATCGGGTCACCTCCTCTGCTTCGCTTCGTCGTTCAACAGGCCCACCATCTCGTCCCATTCGGCCAACGTGACGTCACGCAACACGGCCGGGGACACGCCCCACAGGCGGGCTACACGGACCCGCTCTCGGACTCGCTGCCGTCCAAAGGGCGGTCATCGCCTCCCAGACTGATCTTCACGTCCGACACCTCACCCATCGTCAAATCGGGGTTGGTGCGGCGCATCATCACGAACGCCAACGCCCGCAGCATCTTCCCCTTCGGTGCCGTGGGGTCACCGATCCGGTCGATTGCCATACCGGTGATGTCCTCAATGGTTTCGATCTCGCCGATTGTGAGATCGTTGAGGTTCACGGTGAGGTCGCTCAGCGACAGTTCAGCCATCTAGGTCCGCTTTCTTGATCAGAGCATCGACACCCACCACGTAGGCACGACGCACTTTGTCCATCACTTGCGTAGCCGCACGGGTCACGAACTGGTTCGCACGGATGTGGTGGCGGGGCCAACCCCAATGGATAACCCCGGCGTACGGCACCTTGGCGCTACCGACCGCCACCCTGCCCACCGACTGCGTAGCAGACGGCTTGATCGTCGCTGCTAGCGCACCAGACCGGCGAGGAACCTCGCCCATGGCCCGCTGCGCAACCACCGCAGCCGCGGCCTCGTTCGCTGACTTGAGGCCCTTGACAAGCTCACGATCGACCTGACGGAGCTGGCGTGCCAGCTCTCGCCGGCCCTCAACGTTGAGCTTGACATCCATCGTCAGGCAGTGGCCCTGGTGACAGCGCCAGTCACAGGGAACGTCACCGACACGGTGGCGACGTCGCCGACGGAGCCCTTCACGGGCTGCCAGCCGTTGACGATCATGTTCCCCGTCCACTTCGGGTTCGACGTGGAGGTGGACGACGATGCGGCGTTGATCTGGAACGCCACGGTGGTGCCCAACAGCGGCCACACGATCGAATCCAGGGCGCTGTTCGCCACGTCCTGGTTGAGCTCGAGCTGGATCGTCGCCGACTTCAAACCGGCAGCGGCCGACTTCCATGCGGTCGACGACGCTGCGGTGGTGTCAGGGGTTTCGACCTGCACGTCCAAGGTGACGGCACGGACGTACGACGAGATGTCGCTGGCGCCGTTGATGTAGACGTACGGGTTGGTGAGGGTGAACGCTGCCATGGTGTTGGCTCCTTACTGGATTCCGATGAAAGCTCGGAGCTGGAACGAAGGCGACCCGCCCGAGACCGTGTAACCGATCCGCCAGTACGTGTCGGTGATCGCACCGGCAACCGACGTGATCTGCGCCGTACGGGAAGTCATCGCCGTGAACGTGGCCTGCGTGGTGGCCGACGTGAACCCGGAGTTGTCGTCGGACTGCAAGGTGCAGGTGATCGACCCGGTACCGCCACGGGTCAGGGTGTGAACTGAGCAGTACACCCGCTGAGTGGCCGACACAGCGCCGAGGAGATGCCCGGTGCCAGACCCGGTGGCGGTGACGGTGGCTTTGGTGGCGAACACGCCACGTACCAGCGGGTAGGTGGTGATCTGCCACTGGGAGGTGTGTTCGGCGAGATCGCCGATGGCGCCCCGTACCGGCGAGTATTCGGCGAGCTGCCCCTCAGTGAAGTAGGCGATCGACGTTTCGGCTGCGCCTTGGGGCACGAACGCCAGCGGGTAGGCCGAACCAAGGTTCAGGGCGTAATACTCGTCCGGCCCGTACGTGGTCGACGCCGTCGAGATGGCGAGGTCTTGCGGGCCTTGGAGTTGGGCGGACCAGCCTTTGAGCGACGCCAGCGGTACTTTCCAGCCGCCTGAGCAGAATGTGGTGGCATCGACCGTGTCAACCATCTGGTCGAGGGACACGGTGTTGCCGAAGCAGGATGCGTCGAGCGCCCCGGCGTAGACCGAGGTGTCGGTCATTGTGAAGGCTGCCATCAGAGTCTCCCTGCGGGAACCCGCATCGTGAGGTCACACACCAGCCGGCGGGCCTCGCCGTCGTTCTCAACCCGGAAGTCCGTCATCTCATCCACGCACATGCCGCTCAACGGGCCGGCCGACAGGCGGGCTTCCATGACGGCGTCGATGATCGACCGGGTTTCGCCTGTGCCCGACGACAGCAGGTCCATCATCCGCAGATGCCCGGAGCGAGCATCGGAGTACGGGACGGTTACGGTCGCCATGAAGTAGACCAGCGCCAGCCCATTGTTGAACGCCTCTTGGTACTTGATGCTGTCCAACTGCAAGAACACGGCATCTGCCGTGCCGACCGGAAGTTGATCCGGCCGATAATCAAACGCCCTGACGTTCGGGACGCTGTCCTCGATCAGATCCTTCACCGCCGTGGCGAGCTCCGACAGGTTCACGCCACCACCGCCGTCGTCACCGGATGCCGATACCGAGCCAACAGCGCAGCAGCAGCAGGGTTGTCACGGACCCGGATCGGACCGAACTCGCCGAACCCGGCGATACCGAACGGTGCGTCCTTCAACTTCCATTGCTCGGCAGCGATGATCAACGTCGCCTGCTTCACCGGTGCTGGCACGGCCGCCCAACCGAACTTCGCCGTGATCTGCACCGCCCGCCGGTTCGTCAGACACGGCCACGTCTTCGTGCCCACCGCAATCAGTTGGGTGAACGGCCAGCCCGACGCACCGTTGTACCCGTAGCCCGAGCTCTCGCATTCGAAATCGGTGGTGATCGTCCACGTCGTTTCAAACGAGCCGTCGTCGTTGTCGTCGGTCTTGACGATCAGACCGGTGAGCGTCGAGATGTCCATGCCCGGGTCGAGCACCAGCCGCCACGGCTCCACCGCCCGGACGGTGCGGACTGTCACCGCAGCGTCCTGAGCGAACGTCCGCCCGCAGTGATCGTCGACCTTCGCTTGTGCAGCGTCCAACGCCAACATCAGTTCTGCGTCCTCGTAGCTGTCATCAATCGACAGACGGGCAGCCAGTTCGGCGGTGGACGCATACGAGGTCACTTACGGGACGTCCTCCGCACCACACCAGGCTCCGCCGTCGCCTCTTCCACCACGACACCGCCGACACGCTGGAACGCACCAGGCTCGGCGCCGTCAAGCATCGGGTCGCCGTCCTCACAGGTCCGGCCCACATCCACCACACCGCACACCGTCTCAGTGCGCTTCACACAAACCCACATACCAAACCTCCAAGAGGGGGGAGCCCCGCCGTCCCGGCCCACGACGGACCAAATGAACCGGGACGACGGGTCGCAGCCGCCAGACTGCGAACTGTTAGCTGTTGGCCCCGGCGATGCCGTACCACTTCACGCCGGTGCAGAACAGCACCGCCGTCTCGCCTTGGGTGGGGGTCACGACGGTGGCGCTGTCAGCGGAGATGGTGAGCACCTCGGCCGCATCGGCGGCGTTGGCGATCATCAGGAACTGCCCGGCCGAAACCGAAGCGTTCGGGAGAACCACGCTACGGCCAGCGCCGCCCGGGTCCATGGTGAACAACGACGACGCCTGCATTTCGGCGGTCGTGATGGTCCGAGTACCGGTCAGGGTCTCGAGAGCACCGGCGTTGGAAACTGCGAATGCGTGAGCCATGTCAGATACCTCAGGTGATGTTCAGGGTCGCAAGAGCGGACGAGTTCACAACAGCAGCGCCGTTACGCCAGTAGGCGTACAGGCCACGCATCCCGACCGGGTAGTTGTTCCCGGTGCCGAACAGATGCGGGATCAGCTCGACAGTCATGCCGACCCGGTCAACGATGGTGTACGCCTCACGGAAATCGCCGAACAGCATCACGTAGTTCTCGCCGGACCCGTACGTGCCGTCCATCTGCGGGTTGCCGTACACCGGACGGCCAAGCACCGTGGACGGACGGGCCAGATCAATCGACGACTGGAAGATGTCCTTCTCGGCGGCACCGAAACCACGGACCTTGTCCCAGATGATCTCGTTCGCCATCCACTGACCACGACCACGGAACCGCACCGCAACCTTCTGCGCCAGAGCGTAGATATCGACCGCAGCGAACGTGTCAGCGCTGGCCGACGTTTGGGTCTGGGCGGTGTAGTTGGTGTACATGTCGTACACCACACCCAACGGCTGGGTGCTGCCGGTGCCGAGCGTGAACTTGTCGATCTCGAGATCGTCTTTGGCGACCATCAGCAGACGGCCCATCTCGGATTCCATCTGCGACCAGTCACCCTGGATTTCCACGGTGAACGGAATGAAAGCGTGCGCCTTGTACGGGGTGATCAGCTTCGTGGCGAGAGTCGGGCTGTTGTCGGTCGCCTCAGCCGCCTCAGCGACATAGGAGGCGGTCACACCAGCGGACTGGACCACGTTGTAGTTGTCGCCGGTGATCTGCACCACGTTGGCGAGCGCACGCACCGGGTTCGGCACGAGACCGTTGTGGGTGCCAGTCAGGATGATGGTCGGGTCCAACACGGTCGGCACGGCGTAGCCGCCCGAAGCGTCGGTGAGGCTCGCCGCACGGACATGCTGCACCGAGCGGACCTCGTCTGGGGTGAGCTCGAGCTGACGGCCCGAGATCAGCTTCCCGAAAGCCGAACGGTACGAATCACGAGAAGCAGCGATGATGTGCCGGCTGAGCTTGCCGGACGGATCGTCGGCACGCTCCAAGGTGCGGGTCATCTGCTCACGCACATGGTCGCTGGTGCGGGCCGTCCGCTCGATCGCAGTGCGAGCGGCGCCACGGACCTGGTCGATCGGGCCGTACTGCACGCTCTCGTCATCCAGCGGGTTCGCCTGACGGATCAGAACGGTCGGGGCGGCGATCTCACGGGCACGCTCAGGGGCGTTGGCGATCGACTCGAGCTGAGAGAGTTCGGTCTGGAGACGTTCGATCTCGGGGCTGGCAGCCTCGAATTCGGCGACGTCGGTTTCGAACTGGGCACGCTCCTCGACGGTTGGTTCACCGTCACGGGTGGCGTACTCCTGGAGCGCAGCACGAAGGCTGTTGCTCCGTTCGATCTTGCTGTTGAGGGCGCTACGCAGCGCCTCGATCCTGGTCATTTGGGAACACTCCAAGCAGAGTCAGCGCACGAAGGCGCATGTCATGCCGGGTGATCCCATCCGGGGGATCGGCCTCGGTCCTGGTGGATCCGGTGTCCCCAACCGGGGGGACGGCCATCACTTCGTCCTCAACGATAGCAGCCCTACCAGCGGACAACGCATCATCACCAGTGATGTACGCAGCCCGATAGAGATCCAAAGCCTGCGACCGGATCCCGATACTCGTCCCCTCGTAGGCAGGGTTCACAACGACACCGGCTTCGAACAGGGCGACCTCGGTCAATGTCCGCTGATCCAACTGCGCAGCCGACTTCGCTTTGCGGTCTACAGCCGAGATCACCTTGAACCGGAACGACATGCCGTCCAGTGCGCCGGACTCGATCGCCGCCCGGATCGGGATGGTGTGCCATGTGTCCAGGATCCGGCCCTCGCCGAACAGGCCCTTGCGGTCCTCCCGCAGTGACGTCCACACCCCGATCGGGAGCTGGCCGAACGCCGGGTCGTGGCCGTGGTTGAACTGCATGCGGACCTTCGCTGGTCCACGCTCAGCGATCGACCGGGCAAACGCACCAGGCTGGATCTGCTCCATGTACGTCCCGAGAAAATCGGTGATCTCGGTCGGCTGGTTGAACCGGGCGATATACCCGGCCACCGTCAAACCATCACCGGACTGGTCGGCCCGGAACTCGAACTCGCCGAGCCCGGCCTCAAGCTGCCGTTCGAACACCTGATCAGCCAT